GGCCTCTTGGAGGTTGGGGGGGGGGTTGGGCTGTTTGCTCAGTATTTGCTCAATAGTGTGCAGCTCTATTTTCGTTGCTGTCGTGCCTGCTCTTGAGGCCACGACGCCTAGTGCTGCCGCATCGATCTTAGCCACTCCGACATGGCCCTTGAGCCGGATGTGGGTCGTCGCTCTACCGCCTACTGGCGTACGTGTGACGCTCAAGTAGTTAGTTGAGGAGGCGACCTGCACTCGCTGCAATGGGTCTGCTTTGATGGCCCCGAACCATGGGAGTCTGGTGCGAAGAAGGGGCCAGTCCTGCCAGGACGTCCAGTCGTTGGTGATGAACATAGGCCTAAGATGAACGATCATGCCGTAGCGCAGTCGAAACTTGTCGACTCTATAATGCACTAATCTGGCGGCTGTGTTGGTCAGCCAAGTGCCTGGGGCAGTGACCCAGTCGCGGTCGTAGTTCCACACCTCGTGTTCGTATGTTGACCCACCCTGGACGGCAAAGCGTACCTTGGATGAATCGACAAACTCCCACGCGACCTCGCCATCTTGGTAAGCGAGCTCATCGAAGCGCTGCGTGTAGATTAGAACGTGCGCCCCGGCGTATTTGAGGGGGTTGATGTAGTAGTCGGTGTCTGTGATCACGACGACGTCGCGTTGCGTGTTTATCGCGTCGAGCCTAGTTGGTGTCTCTAGGTCGCGGACTGTCACGTGCGCGTGGTCGCCGATCTTACAGCGCTCGTCTCTACGGTCGACTGGTGCCCATTGCACCGTGTATGGACGGCACTTGTGCTTGATGATCGTTTTGAGCATAATGTTCCGCGCGGCGTTCCTCTCTGCTGTATGGTACGGATGATCCGATTCCTTGATGAGGCGAACTTCCTGCATTGACCACTCGGCTATTCCAGCTGTTAAGTCATTGCGTAGGTATCGCGGCGCGACGGTAGAAATGCCGAAGTACTCGACCAATTCTTTATGTAACTCACTCACAGCATCCGCGGTCGTCTTCGTTATCGCATGTTGGATCTCGAAGTACATCTCACGTAGCTGCTCAGTGGTCACTACCCTCGCACCGGTTGGCGCGGCGTCCGTTCCGCCGTTTGCACGGCGCTGGGGTGGACAATATTTGTCCCCAGTTTGGGATCTCCCC